TTAATTCCGCCCTTTTGGTCTTTACATGGCAGTTTTCTGCCTTTTGCTAAATCACAAGCCATAATTTTATATTTTTAAAGGGTTAAGCGATTGGACGAGCCCAAACGATTTCAGCACCATAAGCGTACTGTACACCAGCATTGTAAACCATTGTTCCTCTTACTTTTCCAGTAAGTAAACCGATACTATCTTCATCTACTACGTCAATAGTATTGTGGTCAGCCATTGCGCCTGTTCCAAAAGCTAAATTTTTAGGGTCTGCAACTACTATTGTGTTTGCTGGTAAACCTAAATCTACTACTAAAGTATAGTTACCGAACACTAAAGAAGTGTTTGCATTACCACCTAATCCGTTTGCAATTCCTTTACTTGCTAAAAAGAAGTTATAGAATTGAGCAATATCAGGAGAAACTGATACTTTCAAATTATTGTTACCTCTCAATGCAATAGGCACAGCACCTAAAGCTAATTTGATTTGAGCTTCTACGTTAGATTCCGTAACTGTATCTAAGTCAACGTCGATTACATCGGCATCGGCTAAGAATAATTTTAAGAAACCATCAAACTCATCAGTATTTGTACTGTCTCCACTCCAAATTAATGAATTAAATTCTTCTGCATTATCAGCTAATTTATTAGCAATAATTGCGTCCAAAATTTCTTTGTTCATTACATTATTGTGAGCTGATGCACCCATTGACAATTCACCCCATTGCGCTCTAAAAACTTCTTTACAGATATCAAAGTCATCTTTAAACTTTTTAGGTTTTAAAAGTTTCTCTGTTAAAGTGATTGAACCACCCGGTTCAAATCCGCAAGTATAAGCTCTGCGTCCGTTTGTTGTGGCTAATTTTTTTAACCATAGTTCATAATTTACATTATCATAAATGGTAACTGCTCCATTTTGGATAGCACCGATTTGTTTAAATGTTTTTAGGAAAAAACCACCTGCGTCTCTTCCTGCATAGTTTGATGTTACTGATACTGTCGTTGCCATTTTTTTATTTATTTATTAGTTCGTTAAAAATTTTCTCTCTAAATGTTTTTGCTTCTTTAATTTCAAAATTTGGTTTTGCTTTTGTTTCGGCTTTTAGCTCGATTGTAGCAACTTCCTTATCGTGAAATTCTTTTTTGATAGCTTCGATTTGTGCATCAAAAGACAATTTCAATTCTTCTTTAATCTTTGATAATTCCGTAGCCATATCAACTTCTACTTTTTCTTCTTCGGGAGCTTCTGGCATAATCACTTCTGAAATAGTACCATCGGTAACTGTGAACACAGTTCCATCTTCTGCGCTAAAAGTTCCATCGGGAACAGTTGAGCCAACTTCCAAAGAAGTTAACTTAGTTTCTACTTCGGCTGGTGCTTCTTCAACAACCACCTTTTCTGCCAACTCAACAACTTCTTCTTTATTAAAAAGTGCTTTGAGTGATTTTAAAAATTCATTTTCTTTACTCATTTTATTTCTGTTAATATTATTAAATTCGCCCTCAATAGAAATGCCTTTTATAGCACCGCTTTTTATTTTTTCTTTCACTTCTTCATTATCAACTTTCATAGTAACAAACCAAGTGCCTATTGGTAAATCAAAACCGTAGTTTGTTGACTTGTCATTATCAAACTCCTTTAACCAGCTTTCAACAACCGTAACTCCTTCAAGTTTAATATCGGTATGTTCTAAATTAGACTTACTTTGATTTCCATTAATATGAAATTGTCTTTGTGCTAATTCGATTGTTTCTTTTGGAAATAGTATATTATACTTTTCGCCAGTCTTAGGGTCAACTCTTAAAATCTTTTGATTTGGAATTAATACAGGCGTTACCAATAATCCCTTTTCAGTTTCTTTTAAAAGTATTAACTCATCTTCTTTACTTAAGTAAATTGCATCCGTTTCAATGGCTGGTTTTTCGACTAAAGCATAGCCGAAAACCCCTCTTTTTTCATCGGGATTAAATTCTACCAAATAAGTATCGATACTTTCCATAACCTATAAACGAAATCTTTTTTTTATTTGCCCTTTTTTTTATCCTAAACTTGCATTCTGTACTATATTTCTATTCGCACTTTGAGCAGTAGTCACATTGTTTGCTACTACAACCGCTTGTATTGGTGGCTGTGGTTGCCCTAATGTTTGAGCAATTTGATTAACACCACTATTACCTACAACATTGAACGATGGAGCTTGTGCGCCTCCGCTTCCAGCACCGCCACCGCCACCACCTATTGATGGTGCGCCACCGCTTCCACTTCCATCTACTTTTGTTGCTATTATTTGTTTAACTGCTTTAAATCCTGTTACTGTAGCGGCTGCAACTGCTGGAATTGCAGCGGGATAACCTAACTTAACACCCGCTGTAATACCTTGATAAGTATTAATTAAAGCTTGTGCAATAGCAACTGCTTTTCCTGCTTTACTGCTTCTGCCTAATATGTCTGATAATATTCCTAACATTTGCGACGTAGCATCTATTTCTTGTTGTCTAAGTATTTTTTTGTCAGCCGCCGCTTTATCTTCTATTAATTTTTTATTATAAGCGATTGTTTCATCGCTATTTTTATTAATTTCAACAATGCCATCAGCAAGGATTTTTTCTTGTTCTAATTTTAAATTAGCCGCATCTATTTCAGATTGCTTTCCTTTTTCAAAAAATTCTTCTGCTTCTTTTTTTAATCTTTCTTCGGTTTCTTTTCGTGCTTTTTCAACTGCTTCAATTTCTTCTTTTTTTGCTTTTACTGCTGCATCTTTTGCCTCGTCACTTGCTTTTTTTCTATCCTCTTTTCTCTTATTTTCTGCATCAGTTTCTTCTTGTCTTTCTGCTACTCTATTATCTAAAAGCAATTTTCTACGATTTGTAACCGCTACTTTTAAATCATTATTCGCATCGTTAAAAGATTTTAACGCATTCTTTGCTGTTTCCTTTTCGGCATCGGTTGCATCTTCTAATCCTGCAACTCGCATAGCTTCGATGGCGATTGCTCTTAATGTTTGAGCGTTTGCCATTTTTTGAGAAACTTCTTGATTGGCTAATTCAACTGATAACTTTCTAATTTCTTCGGCACTTTTACCCGAAGCTTTTGCCATTTTTAATTGATAATCTCGAGCAATATCGCTTTCTTCATTCGCTTTCTTTTGCGTTTTAATTTGTGTTTCTAACTGCTTATTTAATTCCTTATTTGCTTTTTCCGCTTTTTTGGTAGCTTCCGAACTGGCTATAAACATATTTACTAAAGCATATCCAGCCGCTACTAAAGCTGTAACGACTGCTACTATTGCACCTATTGGATTGGCTGCCATTGCTGCATTCCATAACCATTGCCCCGCTGTAATTGATTTCTGAACTATTGAGTATGATTTTACAACCGCCCCTAATTGCTTAAAAGCATCAATACTCTCACCTACTTGTTGCGCACCCGCTGCAATAGCCATAGCGGATTGAACTTTCAAAAGTTGTTGCTCCAAGTCTTTATTTTCAGTAGCGAGTAAACCCATTGCGCCTTGAACGGCAGCAAACCCACCAGCAACACCTGTTAAAGAAGCTGACAAAGATTTGAATTTAGCATCTGGATTAAAAGCGTCCGTTAAACTTTTTGCATCTCCAATTCTATCTTTTAATTCGGCAGCTTTTTTTGCAGCTTCGGTTGCCTCTTTAGAAGTTGCTCCAAACTTTTCAGAAAGTTCAGCGACCTCTTGTTGAGCTTTACGCATTTGTGTACGCAAACTCTCGGTATCTTTACTTGCCTCTTTAAATGAGTTGGTTAGTCCATCAATACCACCCTGTGCATTTAATACATCAACATCTATTTCTATAACTTTCTTAATCGCCATTGTCTTTTATTTTTTTTAATTGCACCTTTGAAATTCTTAGGCAGTTCATTTTTGCCCTTTGCGATTTCTATATTTTCGCTTCTTACTTCCCAATTATGTAACTGTAAAAGTTCTATTATTAATTTAAGCATTTTGTAAAATTGGTATGTTAAAATCTGTTACGTTTCCTTGAAAGTCTGTAAATTTTGAGTTTACAATATGTGTTCTTGGTGATGCTGTTCCGTTTGCACTTATTGTTAATTCGACTATAACATCATCGTAAACTATTCCTGTTCCTGTACTTGTTACAAATCCTGTATTCGTTGGCACTAATATACTTTCGTAACCGCCACGATAAAATACAACTTCTATTTTTTGTGCTGTGTTGTCAATTATCAAATTATTAATATTTGCAAATCTGTAACCTATATTATTAAATCCAGCTACGCTTCGATAATCGGTTATCAACTCAAAATTAACTTCGTTGGTAGTAAGGTCGGTAGTCATTGTATTAATAATATATCGATTATCACGAATAGTTAAACGGTCTTTTAACTTTAAAGAATTAAGAAAAAACGATGTAACTTTTCCTTTGACTTTTAAAACACGAGTTTTGAGATTATAAAGATTGCTTACATAGTTTTCATATAAACGTCGGTAAAGTCCTTGAGGTGCATTTACTAAGTACCAAGGCGATATTTCATTCCCCCAATTCAATGACATTAAATAAGATAAGTCTGTTCCAGCTGTATTGATTTCATTTGAAAATCTTTGATATTGTGAAACGTCATAATGCGTTGAGCCATCTTTTATTTTTATATGGTCTGGATGTGAAGCTCCAAGTAATTCTAATCCGTTACGATACATCAAGACTGGCTTTGGAGTGTACGGACTTAAGGCACTATTTAGAAATGTGTTTGTCATAAACTTAAACCCCGTAGTTCGCTCCCACATTGGATTTTCAAAAGGGAGTTTAATTTCATAGTTTGAACTCTCTGAACTTTCGGGATTATCAAAAACCAAATCGCCATATTCACGATTGAATAATCCTCTGAAACTATTGTTTAGTATATTTTCTGATTTCTCGTAAACAAAATTAATTGCTTTAAAAAGTTTTGGTTTGTCAATATCCATCTCCATTGCATCGATATATTTTGATGCCTCTTTGACTTCGCCACTTTCGTAAAACAAATCCAACGGCTCAAAGTGAAACGATGTCTCACTTGTTGGAGTTACCACCATATTAAACATTTTGACTATTCCCATAAAGAAGTCTGAAACTTTTATATCTGGAACATAATTAAATAAATTTTGAAGATAGGTAATTGTTTGTCCTGTTGTATTATTTCCAAAACTATCGTTTATTACGTAAAAAATATTTAAACTATATCTTTGATATGTTAAAGTAGTGGTAAATGTAATGCTTCCAATAGATGAAACCACGATATACATTTGGTGATTTGATGGGTCATCTGCTCTGCTTTGATTGTATAGTGCTAAATCACTTGTTCCTGTTAAATTTTCAAAAGTGTTATAAATTACACCATCAACGTAAAAATCAACTTTATAAATAACAGTTGGTGAGGTTGGTGCTATTATTAAAAAAATAGCTAACCTTTGTTGGTTATTTGTAGAAAAACCAGTATTCCAATTTGTTGTTATTATATCAGTGCTTAAATCCAATTCAGGAAAAGGTGTTCCACCAGTTTTAGTTAAAAAATTAACTCTTTGAGCTTGCGAGTAACCTCTTGGCAATTCTGCATTTTTTAACAATAACCATAACTCATTCACTTGTACATAATTGAAAAATGTGCCTGTAAATTCAAGACCATAATATTGTTCAATCATATCAAAGATTTTGTTAACTCTAACTGCTGGAAATAAATCATTCCAAGGGATAGCACCTGTATTTGTAGTTACATCGGTTGCACTTCCATCGTTGTATGTTAATCTTCTATTATTGCCTACCAAAGGGTAACGAACATCGTAGTTAGTACTCCCTGCAATTCTATTAGCTACTTCAGTAACATTATAAGGGTGGTTTAATTCCAATCCTATTGCAGTTCCAAAAACTACGTTTAACTTATCCTCTTTAAATTTATCTTTTAATTGAGTTAAGTTTCCATAAAAGGTAACTTGATAATTTTCAATGTACCCATCGTTTTTATTTGCCTTTTCAATCTGCAATTTTCCAGCTTTAAAAAACAAAGTATCGATTTCAATGTAGGCATCGTATCTTCTACGGTGGTCGAAGCCATCATCTACATTGCTATTATACCAATGCGAAAAAATACTATTATTAATCTTTGATGCTGGAATAGTGAAAGATTGCGAATAGTCAGTAAATAGTTTGCCTATATCGTTGAAGTTTTGAACAGAACTTGTAACGCTTACTTTCTCATCATCAAACTGTTCGATACGTCTGTACTCTTCACCTATTTTTATATAAATATCAACCATTATTGAACGTTGTTTATAGTGTTGAAATTGTATTCAAAATCCAATTCGTAATTAATAACCCTATCTTTCAAATGCGTTTTAATTTGGAAGTTGCTACTTTTTAATATTGCTGGAATGTTATCTAATAATATTGTTTCGCTATTAAATAACTGCTCAATAATATCTGACATACTTTCGGCAACCCAACCTGTATTAAGTTTTACTGCTTTTGTTCCTGTAAAGTTAAATTTCTGCTTTTGCCCTCGAAGTGGATTGTAATCTAAGGCATCGGGTAACAAACTATAATCTTTACTTTTCACCTCGTAGGTTTCAGACTTTGCTTTGAAAAATGTAATGTATTCCCACCCACCAAAGCGATTAATGAATGAGCAAATTACAGGAGTGTATTTTGTTTCACATACTGGCTCGGCAAATAGTGTATAAAGCAAAGTTTCAGTAGTATCATTGTATATTTCAATTCGAGTACCATTATCAAAGTCAGGGTCATTAATTGAAAAACGAACTCTTAATAAAAAATTGTCGTCAGTATCATAAAGAGTAGTTGAAATTAAAGTATTTGTGCTATCATAAAACTTTATACTAATTGTTTCTGTTGTTACTTTTTCTTGAATTAGCAAATTGAAATAACTTTCATCGGTATAGCTTGGTGTCAAATAGTAATACCTTTTGCGACTATCTGTAAGGAGTTGAACTGTATCACTATTCGTTTGATTGTAGCCACTTGTATAGGTTGTATAGCCGTTTAAACCTATACAATCATAGCCATTAACATTTGTCTCAACCCCATCAATAGTAGCGTATGTTTTTACTCTTACATAACACCAATTATTATCACTTTCTTCTGCTATTACAGTAGTTGATAGTGGATTAATTATATCAATATTCTCTTTTATAAATGGCGCAATATTATAACTGTTTGCTCTTTGCGTTGGACTTGATGCAATTCCTGTAAGTGTGTACATCGGAGTGACTGGCTCGGTTTCACCCTTATGCCAAATGTATAATTTCAGCTTTGTAGCTGTTTGGTCTGCTTCATTTATTGTAACTATGTAAGGACTTCTTGACTGTATTACTTCCATTGTGTTAATGATTTTCTTATTGTATTTTCGGTATCTAATGCGTATGCTTCAACAACCTCATCGGGTAATCTCTTAATGCCATCTTCAAAAGGTTTACTAAAAAATCGTGTTGGTTTAATTCCTTTTTGCCAAATTGAACGAGTGATTAAAAAAGCGGTTGCATCATAACTCATAAACTGCCCATTTGCTTTATCTTTAAATTGAAAGCGTCTATCTTTTACCCATTGATTAATTGCTTTTGTAAGTCCACCTCTTTGACCTGTTCCACTTCCAAATCTAAAGCCACCATCTTTGAACGTGCCTAAACTTTGACCGCTTGATTTACCTTTTACTCCGCTGTCTTGAAAAACTCCATAATCTTCCATCTCAAAGTAAACACCTATACTATTTTTGCCTACAAAGGTGTCACCCTTGATTGAGTTGTAAAGATTACCTTTTACATTCTTTTTTTTGCGTGTTAAGTTTGACTTAGCTTGGCTAACTACATACTTTGTAAACTTTTTTAAAATCGCATCTAAATTAGCATCCATCGCAAACAGTTGTATCGTTATCAGGATAGCTTAATACTAAATCTAAAGTCATTCCATCTAATCCGTTTGTAAATGCTTTGTTGAATATTGTTGGCTCGGTTGCACTTTCAAACTCAATATCAAAATCATTTCTTGTTAATCTTAACTTCTTTGTGAGGTTGTTTAGTATTGAGTGTATTGAAGCGAAGTTGTCCAATCGGTTATCGTTGCCTAAAAACTTATTTGTTATCGTAGTCTTAACCTCATCTCTTTGTGCCAAAGCTGTAATTTCAAAACCTATTGTCTTTGTTTCAAAGTTTGCTGATATGATATTGATATTTACTAAATTGTAAATGTTCTTTTTATCAAAGTCAATACTATCTTCGCTTTCCATTAAAGTAATGGTATTTACGTCGCTATCGTTTTGTAAAATAGTAGCAATTAATTCTATGCAGTTGTATATCGGATTTCTCATTTTAAAGTTTTTAAAATTCTTGTATTTTCTTTATCCCAATCGTTTATAAATTCACAATGTGTTAAAAATTGGAATATTGTAAGTTCGTAAACTTTGGAATGTTTGAAGTAATCTCTTCCAGCGACTGCATCAATGTATGCATACCAACTCCATTTTTCTCTAAAAGCGTTGACTGTTCCGCCGTTAGTTCCTGCTCCAAAAAGCTCGGTAAATGTTTCAGCAATTCTCTGCTTAAATCCCAAAAAAAAACCTTTGCCCCTAAGAAAGCCATCGCTGGAGCGTGTGCCATTTTAAGATAATTATCCTCTGTCCCTTTATAATCTTCAATGTTATAAAGTTTGCCAAACTTGTTTTGAATAGGTCGGTATGCTACCGCTAAGAAGCGAAGTATATCGGTTTCAGCGTAGGTATCTAAATCGATGTATTCTGCCGTAGTAAGGTTATCAAAGTTCGGAATAAAGCCATACGTTATGCCATTCATTTCAAATCTATCTATTAACGCTGGTTCGGTTTCAAATAGCTTTGTAAGGTCGTGCAATATTTCTCTAAACTCTTTAAGTGGGATATTTAGAACGTCAACAAATGATACATCACAAAGGATTGAAACCATTTGATATTCTAATATTGAGTTTTGATTTTCCTCAACTGCTTTATTCCATCGTATCATTTGCTCGATGGTAATCTCGTTGTAATTTTGTGGGATTGTTATCGTCATATTACTATAACGAAAAAAAAGTATTTTTTTCTAATAGACGTAATATTTTCCTTTGTTGGGTTTGCCGATATAATTCCAAACTGCATACCCTAAAGCGTCTAATAAGTGGTTATAGTCATCTATCGGGGTTTCTGATTTTTTATCGTGCCAAACGTAGTTATTCAACTCTTTAATTAAATTGATGCTATCTTTATCAATTATTATTTCATAGTCTTGAAGTAATGCAATACGGTCAATTATCTTTGGTTTGTCAATACCTTTGATATTCAATCCACGTTGCTTTAATTCGCTTATAAGTCTTGGCTCGGCACTATCTGCTATAATCAAATTATTTGCCCCGCAAAATCGATTATTATAAGTATATATTTCAGTTGTAGTTAATCCAGCTTTATAAAGTAATTCCTTTGCATAAACAATTTTCTTTTCTTTGTCTATTGAAACTTGAACTAAGGTAGTCGGGTCAATGCTAAATCCAAAATCTTGACCGTAAATTGATTTACTTACTTCTTTAAATTCATCAATACGCCAGTTAGAATAAACAACTCCCTCAGCTTTGTTTAACCATCCGCCTAAGATTTGATGTTTATACTTTTCGGGATTGGTTAATTCAATTCTTTTAACCTCGTTTATAAAGCTATCATCTAAATTGTCTATGTTATCTAAGTAGGTAGTATGTATGTAGGTTGTATCATCTTTGATGCCGTTAAATCCCTCTTGTACGCCTCTATCTTCAAAGAAGCGTTTATAAATCCAATGCTCTTTTGTTGCTGGGTTTAGGATTAAAATAACCCTATTCTGTTTGCCCTTTTGCCTAATTGATAAATTGATTTTATCAAAAGTAGTTTCATCGGTTAACTCTTCTGCCTCATCTAAAATCCACGTTGTAACGCCTTGCAATGATTTGAGGTTTGCGGTCTGGTCACCGCTGGAAGTTCGTATGCCTCTAAATATTATTTCGCTATTGCTTTGTAGGTTTTTTATTTCTGATTTGTTAATTTCAAATAAAGGATTAAGCTCCATTAAATCAATTTTTTCCTGAAATTCTGGAATAATTGACAAATGCGCTGAGGTCATTGTTTGCCTTGTGAATAGTATTTTATGCCCTGTTTCAAATGACAAAAGGTTGGTAAAAGTACCAACCCCAAATGACTTACTTGAACCTCGACCACCTGTTATAATAAAGTACCTTGTGTCGTTTTCAAATAAAGGATAGTATTTACTGTTTAGTGTTATCAAACTTAATTACATCCTTTAAATTGAAATCGTTAATACTAACATTCGTATTATTATCAGTTTGTGTTTTCTTAGGTACAAAGTATTGAGCATATTTAGCTATTAAATCTAAATAGTCTTTTGGACTTTTCTCTCTAACTTCTTCAAACGCTTTAGATAAATGAGGGACTTCATTTTCAATAGTTATTAAAAACAATTCCCTTGCCTCTTGAGTTACTTTATTAGTTGCTCCTTTTGGTTTTCCATCATTTCCTTTTGTAAATTGCCCTGCTCTTGCCATCGTATTTTAACGTATTTATCGTTAATTAATCACAACTCACCGTATAATAATTCGAGTTATTTATCAATACATAACCATTTGTCGATGGGAGTGTTGTAGCTTCGGAATATTGAAATACATAATCCCATACCCACGTTCCACCTTGATAACCTATCGGCTTGTAAACGTAGTAAGATTTAATACAGATGTTACCTTGTGGCTCTACAACCTCTTCGGCTGAACAACTTGTAAAGATTGTTACAAGTAAAATTAAAATTGTGCGTTTAAAATTTTCGATGTCGGAATGCCAAACTTTTTTTGTGTTTTCGTTTCCTTTTTTTTCTGACATTTGATTGCCAAAAGTTACCAAATCTCTTTCGGTAAATAGTCCTAATTTGTTTAATAGTTTTTTCATTGTTTTATTGTTTTTAAAATTGATATTCTTTTAAAATTTCGTTAATTACATCTTCTAATTTATCGTAGTTTTTACCAAACTCACCATCCCATTTTTGCTTTGTAATTCCATCGGTAAAAATAATGCAATAAATATTATCAACTACTTCTATCTTTTCAAATACTACTTTCATATATTTTTATTGCTTTTATAAATTTTTCTTTTGTGTGTTTGTCTTTAGATAATAATTTATGATATAATTTACCTATTTTCATCTCGTGAAAATAAAGCCCTGTATTAGTTTGAGTAACTTTCATATAATTTAATTAAATCGTTAATAAATGCTCTTTGATAGTGTACGCCACAGCTTCGGCATTGCCCTGTGTTGACTTTGAATAGTCTTAACCACATTTGTTCCGCTTCCAGCATATCGTTAACCTTATCAATCGGGATTGGTATATCGTTGTACCATTCCAAAAAACGTGCCATAAACTCTTTGTCCTTTTCAGTCATTGGCGATGGACTTTTGAAACCAAATAATCGGTTTAGCTTTTGCTGTCGTTCCTTACAGGCATCACATTGTTCAATTCCTAAAGCGTGAGTTACTTTTGCTATTGCATCTCCAAGCATATTTTTTAAAATTTAGAACAATGTAATCTAATAAAAGGCACTGCATCTTTATACCAATATTTAACACCAGCTTTTTTTACATAATAAATAAAAAACTTATTAAATAAAATAATAGTATAATTTAGATGATGATTTGTGTATTTAAATAGTTTCAAAATATATTTTATTTTTTAAAATATTAAACCTTTTGCAAATTGTTTTATAGGGTATTCCTGTATCACGACTTAGTTTAAGTTTATTACTTCCCTCAAAAGTTTTTACAATTTCATTTTTATCATTTGTAATCTCTCTACCAAAGAGTGCATCGATTAATCTTTTTTCAAAATTACTTAAATTTTTGTAAACGATTACTTTTGCTGGTTCTAAATCTTCGGCTAAGTTAGTAAAAGTTTCAGTTGGTATAAATCTATTTTTACCTGTTGATTGCTTAACGCTATCTAAAAAGATAGACTTCATTGTAAAGTAAATGTAACCAGTGTTTACTTCCTCAAACTTTTTACCACTATCGTGTAATTTAATATAAGTATCTTGCAAAACATCTTGAGCAACTTCCTCTGACTTGCAAATAGAGATTGCCATTTTCAAAAGTTGGTCTTGATGTTTCACAAGTTCCTGGAGCATATTACTTTTTAACTTTAACCCTTTTTGGTTTGCCTAAACTTTCTATTGAACTTCCGCCATCTATTGGTTCAGTTGTTTCAACTTGCAAAGCTACTACATAATCTTTTTCAATTAGTAACTTTGCTCTTTCGTTTGTTACATCGATAACGTCACCGATTTGCATATTGCGATTTAATTCTTTGTCGGTGTAACTTCTAATAACTTTTACTTCCATAGTATAAATATTTTAAATTTTTAACAAACTTATAAAAAAAAATTATTACTTTTACACTTTCATATAATAAGTTTTGATTTTGGTTAATTACCCTCGCAGAAATGCGGGGGTTTTTTATTTATAATCAATATAAATAATAAAATATTTATAAAATAATTATTAAATAATTTTTTTATTATAAAAATAGTTTTATTTTTGTATGGTAATAATAAAACAAATAGAAATTATGAAAACTTTTAACACACAAGCAATTAATGATTTTTACACAGAATTAGAAATCATTAACAAAAGAGAAGATAACGGAGAATTAGATATGGAAGATTATGAAATCGAAAGACAACAACTTTTATTATCTTCTTTATGCTCTTATTTTAATGGTAAATATTTTGATTTAAACGATAAATCAGTTAGAATTGCAGACCACAAACAAGGAACTGTTTATCATTCATCTTCTGATTTTTCTTTTGTTGTTAAAAGAGCTTCTTCATCTACTGGAACAGATTTTACTATTTCTTACAATGAAGATATTAACGATGCGATTGATTTCATTTTAAAAACTGTAAAATAACTAATATGGCAAAGAGAGGCAGAAAACAAATCGACCCTAACGACAAACAGACGTTGGTTAGGGTTTACACCAAACGTTCAACTATTGATTTAATTGGTGAGGAGAAAATCCAAAAAAAATGTAGTGAATTTATTAACCAGCTTCAAGCGGATGCACTTACAAAGTGCGCAAATGAGGCATTAAAAAGTAGAATATGAGAAGTAGTATAATGAGATTATTAGCAATGGCACAAATGATGGGAGCTTCGGCAGCATACCAACAAAGACTTATTTTATCAAATTCGTCAAACCCTATTTACCATCCAACAAGAAGCCAAAAGATTAAGAGTAAAAGATTGTCAAAGTTAAACGCAAAAAGATAATGACTAGACTAGAAACATTATACAACAGGTATGAAAGAATAGTAAATAAAAATTATGTATATTCAGACAAAGTTGATAGGTACTTTAAAGTTCTTTACGCTATCAAAGATGAAATGACAAAGGTACAAGCTGAAAACAGACGTAAAAATGCGGAGTTTTCAGAATTGCTAAAATCAACTGCTGGATTAAATGGCTCACAAATATTAATGCTTTACACTAATAAACAATGAATGATACCATAATCAAAGCTAATGTTGTTTCAAGATTGAAACAGTTAGTGCGTGAAATCGAAGAGTTACAAGATTGTAGCGTTGCTTTCGGGTTATTGTTTGAACAGGAAGTAAAACTAGCAAAGTTGCAGATTGAAGTTAACCAAATAATTAAAGAGTTATGACACCACAAGACAAAAAAGAATTGAGATTTATTCTCAAAGCAGGAGCAGAGGCATTGATTGCCTTATCAATAGTATTTTTAATATTAACTTTAATATTTATATTATGAAAACAGCATTAGATTTGTTTATCGAAAAAATCACTTTAAAAAAGACAGAAACGGATATTTATCTTTATCCAAGAATAAGTTTTGAAGATGTTTTAAAAGCAAAAGAAATGGAAAAAGAGCAGACAATTACTGCTTATAAACTAGGTCTTAATACTGGATTAGAATTACAAAAGGAAATCGAAACTTTTTAAAATGAAAAAACTATTTAACATTCAAGTATTAAAAGGCGTTTGTCTTGGCTTGGCTTACGAAAAGCAAATTTTACAAATTGCGATTATTAAAATTGTAATTGAAGTAAATTTTAAGATTATCACCGACAATTTAAAACTATTTATTCACTGTTTAAAAGAAAATTAATTATGACTTTATTAGAAAAAATCCAACTGGAAGAAATTCAAAAATTAAGAGATAGTAATCTGTCTTTAAAAAATAAACTTCAACAAGCTAATCAGCTATTAAGAGAAATTCGTAATGTAATGAAGTTATATAAAATGAAAGTAAACGAGGCAGAAGTAATTGAGCCAAACTTACTCGATAATGATTTTCAAAGTCCAATCGAACAATTAGATAAAATTTTTAAGAATATGTATTAATAATTAAAACTAAAAACAAAACAAAATGGAAAATTTAAAAATTAACACGCCTTTAGAAATAACTGATATTGACTTTAGAGTTCAATCAATAAACAAAGGTGGCTTTGCTACAATATTGGCTTATAAAGATGCAAGAGTAGATATGAATAGACTTGATTTGGTCTTTGGTGTTTTTGGATGGCAAAAAAAATACGAACTTATTGATGGAAATCTATTCTGTTCAGTTGGAATTTGGAATGATGAAATTAGAGAATGGATTTGGAAAATGGATGTGGGTACTGAAAGCAATACTGAAAAGGAAAAAGGACAAGCGTCGGACGCATTTAAAAGAGCTTGTTTTAATTTAGGTATAGGTCGTGAGCTTTACGATTATCCTATTATACAAGTCAAATTATTGGAAAATGAATTTGATAAAACAACAGGAAAACCTACTTGGGATTTTAAACTTAAAGAGTGGAAGTGGCAGTCACAGTTTTTGAATAACAAATTAGTTTCTTTACAAGCGACTGATAACAAAGGAACTCAAAGATTTTCTTTTAATATTAATCCTAAACAAGTGCAACCGATGTTAGACATTGCACGTTTAGAAACTCGTTTAACCGCTTGTACTACAATAGATGAATTAGGTAAAACTTATTTATCATTTACTGCAAGTGAAAAACAAGCTACTGAAACTTTAAAAAATGAATTAAAAGAAAAATTAACACCAACAAAATAATGGGAGCGTCAAAAGAAATATTTGCAATAATGCGGGAGCAGGAGTTCAACGAACTCTCTCCCGAATTTAGAAACAAACTTTTATCAATAGAAGTTAGGGAAGCCAACGAATGGCAAGAAAACCAAGACGATGCTAATTACAGGATGCTTTACAAAGCTAAAAAGAAAGCTACTAAAGATTTACAAGAATATTTATTTAACAAACGACATAATTTAAAAAACAATTAAGATGAGCGAAGTAAACGGAAAAATCCATTTTATTGGACAAACAGAAGTAGTAGGAAGTGCTGGAACTTTCAAAAAAAGAACAATTGTAATTGCAACCGATGAGCAATACAGCCAAAAAATCCCGATTGATTTTGTTCAGGACAAAACAGATATTCTTGACAAGTATCAAATCGGGCAAGAGGTAAAAGTTAGTATCAATATTCGAGGTAACGAATACAATGGAAAATACTATTGTAGTTTAAATGGTTGGAAAATTGAGAAAACCGATATTGCAAACGGTCAAAATATTGCAAACGATACAGCACCTTTTGCTACAACAACAGAATTTAAAGAAGAAGAACACGACGATTTACCCTTTTGAGAAAATAAAAACCTTAAACTATTAATTGAACTTTTTGATTTAGAAGTATGAAAATAGAAATAACAACCTCAATCCTTAATGGTTTATTCAAAAGAAATAGAAATACTGTTATTCAGGCGATTAAATCATTTGAGGGTAAAGAGGTTGTTATAACTTTTGACAAACCAAAAAAGAAACGTTCTAATCAACAAAATAGGTATTACTGGAGTGTTTTAATTCCATTAACTCAAAACGCAATTTTAGATACTTGGGGCGAAGTTTGGAGCATTGAAAAAACGCATTGCTACTTAAAAGAAAACTTTTGCTTTAACGAAAAGGTAAATGAAAGTACAGGGCAAATTATCAAAGTTCCAAAATCAACAACCGAAAATACAACAACTGAAATGGAAGTCTATCATACTGAAATTAGAGAACATTTGAAAGAATGGTTTAATGTAGATGCGCCACTTCCGAATGAGGACTTAACACTAAAATTATAAAAATGGAAAATCCACCACAACAAGAGTTATTTAGCTATTTATCTAATGAATTAGGTGTCATAGCACTTCAAACTCAAATGTATGATATTGAAAGAATATGCAACAAAGATATGTATAGCAAAGAATTTATGTTTAAGTTTTTGCTTTGGGTATCCTTAAAAGGTTATCGCAGATATAGTAATGAATGGAGAAATGGCTTATTTTCTGTTCAAGTAAAAACAAACGATGAATTATTAGAACTTTTTATAAAAGATTATGAAACACGCAGAATTTGAACTTCAAAAGGCAGTTTGTCAGTACTTAAACTATCAATATCCAAATGTATTTTATTTGTCCGATACTGTTGCAAGTTTGAGTTTAACACCAGCGCAACAAAACCGAAACAAAGCAATACAAAAGAGTGGTTTTCATTGCCCTGATTTGCTAATTTTAGAGCCAAATAGCGTTTATAAAGGATTGTTTATTGAGTTAAAGATAACAACACCATACAAGCTAAATGGTGAGATTAAAGCATCACAAAAAGACCATTTAAAAAACCAACTTGAAACTATTTTAAAACTAAACGAAAAGGGATATAAGTCTTTTTTCGCTTGGGATTTTCAAACAATAATAAAAGAAATCGATAAATATTTAAAAACTTAAATTATGAAAATTACATCACCTATTCAAAAAAGACTTATTAAGCACTTCTTATCAGGAACGCCTTTAAGCATCAAGAACATTTGGCTAATTAAAGCTTCCAACTGTTCACGTGAAATCCGTAGAAACTTTGAAATACCTTTCGGAGTTGAATTAAATCGAAAAACTATAACCTGGAAGGATGCTTATTCTGATGGATGGTATTTTGAATATTCCTTAAAAAATTCTGATTATGAAAAAATCAAAAATTTAGTTGATTTATTCGATTAATTTTTTATCTTTGTGGAGTAGTTGGCTTCTCACATTATACCAACTTAAAGAAATTACACAAACTCCTATAATGAACCGAAGTGAGAAGCGGGGATTTATGGGAGTTTTGCATTTAATTATATTTATATTATGGCTGAAAATAAAAAATCATTTGTACTTTATACAGATACTTTTGGATTAATTAAGCATTTGCCTGATGATGTCGCTGGTAGGTTACTTAAACACATTTACGCTTACGTAAACGATGAAAATCCTATTACTGATGAATTACTTGTTAATGTAGCTTTTGAACCAATAAAGGCACAATTAAAAAGAGATTTGGTAAAATGGGAACAAACTTTAGAAGGAAGAAGTAAGGCGGGTAAAGCAAGTGCCGAAGCAAAAAGATTATCAAAAGAAAATCAACAAAGTTCAACAAATTCAACAAATGTTGATTTTGTTCAACAAAGTTCAACAAATTCAACTGTAAGTGTTAATGATAATGTTAATGTAAGTGTTAATGATAATGTAAGTGATAATGTAAGTGATATTCTTTTAAAAAAAGAAACAAAAAATAATTTATTTAGTTTCAAAAAAAAATTAATTGAATATGGTTTTAAAGAAAATTTAATTGATGATTGGTTAAAAGTCAGAAAAAACAAAAAAGCATCAAACACCGAAACTGCATTTAAAAAATTTATTTCTGAAATTGAAAAAAGAAACTGCAACTTAAATGAAATTTTAGAAGTAATAGTTTCAAATTCTTGGAGCGGTTTTAATTGGGAATGGATTGATAATATTAAAAACAAAAATAAAAATGTCGAACAACGAACAAACACAGAAATCGCTATCGACGCATTTAATAGCGAAACAGCAAAAAACTTTAGATTTAAGTAAAAACATTATTGCTGGGACTGTATCAATAGCACCAGTTGAAATGCAATTAACTATTCAGCAAACTTTTGATAAAGCATTAATCAAAAGTGTTTTTAAGGGAGAAGCTGGTCAGATAGGATTTAGTGTTGTAAATGTATTAGTAACTCGTTTTATTGATAGTTTTGGATTTTCAACAAAATTAAATCCCACTCAAATTGAAACATTAACAGTCGATATTTTAGAAAACTTCCAATATGAAACTTTAGAAGATATTATCATTTTTTTAAAAATGGCTCGAACTGGAAAGTTTGGAAGTACTGGAAGAGGTGTTGATAGTAATTTAATTTTAGGGGATTGGTTTCCAAAATACTTAGACAAAAAAGCTGAAATAAGAGAACAAAACTATCAAGTAGAAAAAACAGAATTTATAAGTAATAATTCTGCTGTTGATTTGTATTATAAAAACATACAAAAGAAAAAAGAACAGAAAAAAATATTTGATAATATGATTTCTGATATTGATAAAATGGTTTTAAATATGGATAGAACTATGCTTGAAGAAACTATTTTAGATTGGTCAAAAAAAGATGAAATGAAACCATATTTAGACTATTTAAAGCGTAAACGATTAATTATAAAATAATGTACTCAATAAACAATATAGCTTATTTCTGCGGAGTTGATTATGGAACTATTGAAAGAATAGTTGAGGGGCATGGTTTAAATGCCTTGCCTTTATACGGACTTGCAAACTTAAAAAAATCATATACCTTTCACCAGTTGCTTATAATTCAGAATGCTTTACAGCAAATAAGTTATTATGATTTATACTTTGACCTTGAAAATGAAGAGGTGTTTATGATTTATAGCAGTAGTATTAATTTAGAATGATTATAAATTACACTATAATGGTTTTAGTGTCATTTTAATTATTATTTTTGTAAAAAAAGATATGGCAAGACCGAAGTTTGAGAATAGAGAAAAAGTAAAGTATCCTATTAGAGTATTTTTTGAATTGGAAACGATTAAAAAATTAGGAGTTAAAAAGATTAGAGAAATAAGTAGGAAAGCTGTTAATGAAGTTATGAAATGAACTTGTAAAAAATCTTTACAAGTTCAAAATTAATTATAAATCAAACCCGAAGCCACAATAGCGATTACCTGCTGTTATCACTTCGGCTTTTAAAAACACAAAAATTATGACAACGATAAAACAAATGTTAGAAGACTTGGACGCACCATCTTGTTTAGGTGGTGTTATAAACAGCGCTGACTTCAAGGTTGGTGATAGGGTTATAATTATGGATAATTATTGTAATAATTTCGGTTATAGAGCAACGATTACTAGAGTAAAAGACGATAGGATTGGGCTTGATGTAGATAATGGGAATAAGACTACTTCTCATTGGACGTTGCTCAAGCATTGCCCATAACGTATCGGGGCTTTTTATTAACAACAATTTAAAATGAACAAGACAGTAAATCAAGACGGAGAAATAATAATATGCGTAGGCCAGGAAGGTTCGCATATTAGAAACAATGAAGTTTACAATAAAACAATGGCTCGTTTACTTTGCCGAATAAGAAGTGTTTGGTCTTATGGTGGCGTTGATAGACATTGCGACCCGCAAGACCTATGGGATATAATGGAAGCTGACGATATTCCGAAAGATAAATGGAAGTCTTTATACATTTCAGCATATTATTATTTTGATATTGAACGGGGTGTCCGTTAAAATGGCACACGGTTTTCGGCTTTGTCGTCGTTGTGGCGAGCCAAAAACTAAATAATCAAGTACAAACTAATCTTAAATTTAAAACTATGCTTAAAGACACAAAACCAACCCACAATGCGACAAAACCGATGTTAGCATTAGGACGGTTAACTTATAAAAAATTAATTATTTGGCTTAATGAAAAATTCAAAGAGTTAGAAATTAAAAATTACGTAGTTACTGAAATTGCAAGAACATACTATACAATGAATGATTATGAATGTGGCGCTTGTAGATTGATGATTTATTTTGAAAATAAGCAATTAGATAAATCACACATATTACACAAAAGCAATTTTATGTGTTTTTACACAATTGGTCAATTGCAATGGTTTTTAGAAAATGGATATGAACTATGTTTAACAGATAAAAATAGAGATGGTATTATTAAGAATTTTGAACTTGATGTACGAAAAACGTAGTCTTGATGCTAACGGTTGTCGGCTTTAACGTCGTTGCGTAGAATTAAAAACAACTATTACAAACACACAAATACTTAAAAATTATGAATAAAGTTTCAGAAAATACCGAAAGTAGCAATGCGTTAAAACCGATGTTAACTGCTGTTTCTAAAGATGGTGTTGTAAACAAAAAACAACAATTAATTTTAGAAAACTGGATTAAGGAAAGAATAGATTTAGCCAAAAATAAAGGTGAAAATATATTTTCAGGAGTTCCAGAAAAATGGTTTGAAAATATGTGGCATTGTTGCAACAATGGACACGTTAATGACAGTTATTTAAAAAGTGAATTATTTGGTGGCGCAGTTTGTTTTGATTGTTACCAACCTAGTCATATTTTTCCAAATGATGTTTCTGTAAAAGATTTTAGAACCGCTATCGGAAAATAGCAGTTAACGTTGATTCTTTGCGAGGTTTTTCGGAGTGGCACAAAACCAAGTTTCGATTAATAACTAAACACAAAAGTACAAAATGAACATTGAATTAAACCAAAAGCCACAATTGAATAAACACGCTGTTATGACCAGTTATTATTTGGTTAGATATTATGGCGGAAGCTATGAAGATAGTTTTGACGTAGTTGTTTTTGCTACCAATAAAAAATCAACTGCAACTAAATACTGCACCAAGTTTAATAAGTTGTTGAAAAAGTGGAAAGAACATTATAAACAGTTTGAAACGAAAAAATACGGAATAATGACTTGGATTGCAGACGAACACATTGAAACAAAATTTTATCGATGGAATAAACTTCAAAAAATAAGCAGATGTTATTACGAAGTCGTTTCTGTTAGATAATTGGTCATAACGGCTGACGCTATACGAAGGTGGGGCTTTGAAATACAAAAGCTCGTTTATTTCCAAAAGCTCAATAGAAATACAAAAGCTGAAAGTTTGCACTTCTGCCCTGCTTTTGTATATGTAATGTTGGCAGTAGTGCGGTTTATTTAACACAAAAGTTATGACTTTAGAAGAAAGAAAAGACAATACATATTACGACCAAACTGGGAAACAAATTTTGGTTGGCGATTTACTTAAAGTATTTCACTTTAGGTCAAGAAATAGAAACTATTATATGTTTCACGTTACGGTAATGGAAGAAACAAAAGACTTTCCCGTAATGGCTTGTAAAGGACACTATGCTGATATGCCACATTGTAGAATGTATGTTGTGGCAAACAACTCACAAAGGGTTTATTTAGGTGCCAAAATTATCGGTGTCAAAGATTGGGAAACAAAACGTAAAAAGATAAAGGTCGTTGATGTGGTTTCGTAGCATTACTGCCAACGTTTGGTGGATTTATTTCAGTAGCGGAAAAGTAAAAAACCATATTTCGGTTATTCCTAAAGTTTGCAAATACACACTAATTTTCGATTAAACACCGAACTCGCTATTGAATAAAACCACTGTTATCGCTAGTTGCGGGTGTTTTAGAAAAATAATTCACTTTTTATTTTTTTATTACGTTTATTATACGTTACTTTGTCGTATAAATAATTTAAAACTTATAGTTATGGAAAATTTTTCTATTAATGCAGAAACAAAAGGGATTAGAATTTCTGAAAAAAGAGCAAACGAAAAAAGACACACTTATTTTTGCGAACCAAGAATGAAAACGTTTTTTAGAAAATTAAGTGATGCGATTAAAAAAGTATCTTACATAAAAGCAAATGGTTGGGATTCATTATTTGTAATTGTTTTTGAGAACAACGAATATAGAATTGCTTTTAAAACTGAAAATGAAAATAATGTAGTATGGTCAGAATAGAAATGCAATTAACTGAAGAAGAAGTTGCGATTATAGAACAGATTGCAAAAGAGGAAAGTCGTTCACGTAAAAAGCAATGTGAAGTTTACATTAGGAAAATGATTTCTGATTATAAACGTAAACGTAGCAATTAGTGATAACGTGATGCAGATTGCCGAAGGTGGGGCATTGTACCACTAAACTTTAATTGAAATACAAAATTTGATATGAGTGTAGAAGCTGATTTAAAAACGATAACCCCCACTTTTGGCAATGTGCTGTTAGGTGCAGTGCCTTCATCATATTACGAATTGAAATTTAAAGTGGGTGAAAAATGGTATAAAGGATATTATGAACACTTATGGGGTGGTTCATTTCGTGCCTTTGCTTGGTGGACTAAACATTGTTCACGCCAAACACATTTTGAAAGAAGTGAAGTGTCTGAATGGCATTACACCTAACGTTGAGCATATACGAAGGCAGGGCTTTGAAACTCAAATGCTCGTTTACTTCCGAATGTTCAACCAACGTACAAAAGCTGAAAGTTTGCACTTCTGCCCTGCTTTTGTATATGTAATGTTGGCAGTAGTGCTTTTTGTCAAACTAAATTAAATTTAAACAAATGAATACTCCAGTTAAAGAAATCGTAATGTCAAGTCCTGCATTAAAGCACTTGTCAGAAATTTATCCACCTAACAGATACGGTAAAGTACCATTGAAAATAAAAATGGCTTGTACTGTTAAAAGTGATTTGCCAATTTTCATGCAACCAAAGTCAGATGTGGTTGCCTATGAAGGTCAAGAATATTTTGTCTGGTGTAACTCACACGGTGCAATGTCGGCAATATTACCTAATGGCGAAAAATTAGGTATTCGTCCAAGTGAATGTGAAATAGTTGAGTGGCACTCATAGCATTACTGCCAACGTTCCGCAGGTTGTTGCAGTTGCAAATAATTAATCACTTAAAATAACAAATATTATGGAAAAATGGAAATCTGATAAACAGATAAATAACGAAAAAGATGAATTAATAAAAGAATTAAGAAAGACAATTGCAGAGAAAGACCAAGCGTTGCAATTGCTACAACCTGATGTTAGCATTAGTCTTGAGCGAGCAAAAAAGTATGCAAGACATCAACATTATGTTGGCACTCAACAACGTGAATTTGTAGAGTTTGAAGATTGGGCGAAAGATTGATGCTAACGGTTCGGGTATTGCCGAAGGCAGGGATTTGAAAGACAAAAGTTTCAACCCTGCACAAATGCCCAATAGAAGTATAAAAGATTAATTAACCGAGAATGCCCTGCTTTTGGCAATACCTTGTTAGGTGCAGTGCTTCTCACAAACTCAAATAAAATGGAAAAGAAATATGTAGTAAAAGATTTCGAGGCACAAACCTACTATTGTGGAGAAACCTACGGATGGAGCAAAGAAGCGTATCTTGCTGATTACTTTGATAGTGTCGAAGATGCTGAAAGGTTTATTGACCGAGAAAATGGTAAGTTTCAGATTGAATTAGTGTATGTCGTTTAGCATTGCACCTAACGTCCGTCAGCTTGGCGAGGTTGCGGACGATTTAAGACTGAACACGCAAACACAAAATTAACTTTAAATTTAAAAAGAATGATTTCAAACACAAAATTAACCCGCAATCTTGCCAAGCTGATGTTAGTGGCTGTTTTATTTGTCGGGTGCGATACAAAAGAAAATTTAACTTATGATAGCGGGGAATACAAAACATTTTCAGCTATGTTTAACCAATGCAAAGGAGAAACTGTTGTTATTGGTATAAGCGAAATAGCTGGCTCAATGAGTTACGCAAAGATTAATATAGTCGTAGTTGATTCTACAAACAAAAGTTTTTCTTGTAGAATAGGCGGTGATTTAGGTTTAAAAATTGGCGATACTATTAAGTTTTCCAAAAATAGCCACTAACCTGATGCAGCTAAACGAGGTGGCTGATTAATACCTCGAAACTTTAATACGAAGAACAATGGATAATTTAAACGATAAACATTCAAACGAAGCACAAAGCCAGCCATCTTGTTTAGGTGCTGTTATAGGCAGTTTTTATAAAGATGATTTTGGATTTGAAAGCATTGATTTTGAAAATACGCAAGATGGTACAATACTAATAAGATGTGATAGTCCAGAAGATTTAGTAACTTTTGAAATGTCAAAAGAAAGGGCAATAAAAATGGCATTAGCAGTCTTAAAAAATTGCCTATAACGTTTTGCAGGTAAACGGCTGTTGTGGTTTAGTACTCCATAACTTTCGGTTAAGCAATAAACACAAAAGTACAAAATAAATTATAAATCAACCCCGAAGCCACAATAGCGATTACCTGCTGTTATCACTTCGGCTTAATTCTGAAAACAATGCAAACAAATTTTAAAATTCTAACCTACGCAAGTAGATATGTTGACGTAAATAGATTGAACGAAGGTATTTATGAAACTGCTATTCCTTTTTTATATCACAGTGAAACAACGATTGATGAACTGGTGAAAAGAGCAGAAAATGTTAGATACATATTGGGGGATGACCGTATTAATGGAAAATATTTTGAAATGCTAAAACAATGTATTTTACTCGATTTTAAGTTAGTTGCCCAAGCTGAGTGATAACGTATCGGGGCTTTGCGTAGTAGCCCTTAGTAGAAACTTAAAATTAACCACGACACTTGATAGGGCTATTACGCAAAACCCTTGTTATGTGCCGTTTTTATTCACTAATTAAAATAATTAAAAATGACTTGGACAGATAAACAATTAAATGATGCAGAGGAAGCGGTAACAAAACTTACCGAAGCAACAAACTTGACTGATAAAGAAATTGTAGATGTTATTGCAGATGGGTTTGCAATAAAATATAAAGGTAAGTTACCCGATAACATCTACGATTTAATTGATGAACTTCGTGCCACGTTTGATGCTTACTAAAATGACACATAACGTTCCGCAGCTAAACGAGGTGGCTGATTTTACCTCGAAACTTAATTAAAAACACAGAATTATGAATACAGAAAAAATGCCCTTAGAAAACGCAAACGAGCCATCTTGTTTAGGTGCTGTTATACGCAGTTTTCCTGATAATGTTGAAATTTGGAAATGGTGGCAAACACAGAAATTTCAAAAAGAACAAGGGGAACAAGAGTACACAATGATTTATGAAATTGATTTACCTAAAATACTGAAAGCATTTACGGAGCAGTTTCCAAATTGCGTATAAGTGCTGTTATACGCTGGCACTGATTATTAACAGGAAAACTTAATTGAAATGAATATAGATGACTTATTTAAAATCGAACCACAAGAGCCATACAAGATGAGCCAAAAAGAGTTCGTTGAAAAAACAAAATCTATTTTAGAAAAAATTTACAACACCTATTCACAAGGTTGGCAAAGTAGAGTTTTAAGAGATGACGAGCACCCCGAAGAAATCGTATGTGATAAATGCACAGGTTGCGGTATTTTCTTGGAAAATGGAGAAGAAAGAGATTGTGTTCAAGATAGAGAGCAAGGAGATTGTTTCCACAGTTTTTGTGATTACGAACAAGTAGGGATGGACTTAGAAACTCATCTTGCAGATATTTCCGATTTACTTTCGGTGGATGAAATTGTCAATACGGAGCAGGATGGTAGTGCTTGCGTATAACGTATGGTGCTTTGCGAAGGCGGGGCATCGAAGAACAAATGTTGAATTAACCACAAAAGATAATTAGATGCAGAAAGTTGAAAATATAGACGAAACCCCCGCTTTTGCAAAGCACGTGTTACCAGCAGTGCCTTCATCGGAGGTTTATTTAGAAGATTGTGTAACGGCATTAAAACGCTATGCAGATAACCATTTTGACCTTGCAATAGTTGACCCGCCTTATGGGATTGGAGCAGGCGATGATGCAAGACAAGGTATAAAATTTAATAAATCAGCTACGAGGCGAAAAGATTATGGTAGTAAAGATTGGGATAAAGAAACGCCAAGCGATGAGTATTTTGAGGAACTAATAAGGGTATCTAAAAATCAAATTGTGTGGGGTGTTAATTATTATCCAAACAACTTACTATCAGGCGGGAGAGTATTTTGGGATAAAGATACTGCTGAAGATTACACAAATAGCGATGGGGAATTAGCTTTTTGCAGTATGATAAACTCAATTAAAAAGGTAAAAATAAGGTGGAATGGTATGTTACAACACGATATGAAAAATAAAGAATTGAGAATACACCCCACACAAAAGCCAGTAAAGTTGTATGATTGGCTATTGAGCAAATTTGCCAAAGAAGGCGATTTGATTTTAGATACCCATTTAGGAAGTGGAAGCAGTAGGATTGCAGCGTATAAAGGCGGGTTCAACTTTGTAGGATTTGAAATAGACGAAGAATATTATGAGAAACAAGAAAAGCGTTTTAATGACTTTAAATCACAACTTCGGTTATTTTAGCGGTGTCGGTTCTGGCATTGCTGGTAACGTTTTGCAGATAAGCGAAGGCACAAATAGCTTGGCATTGTGCGAGGGAATTTGGGCTTTTGCTTATGTGCTGTTATCGGATGCCCTTCTTTCGGAATGATTAATTAATAATTTAAACAAATAAAAAATGACTGAAATAAATATTGAAAAAATTAAAGAACAAGTTGCCGAAGAATTTGGGGCAATAGTTGAACTTCCTACAAAGTGGGATTTTTTTGTAACGCTAAATGGCAGAAAAGTTATTTTCCAAAAAGCAATGTATCGTGTAATGGAAATTTATGGAGAAAAAGTAGCAATGCGTCAAAGAGATGCTTGTGCGCTATGGGTTGAAAATAGCGTTATAAACGAATGTCCGCTTGTTACTGATGAACGGTTATCTTAGGGTTGCCGATAACGTTATGTGGCTACACGATTTTGCCAAATATACAAAAATAAGTTTTAGTTAAACAATGAATAAAACAAGTACAAAACAAACATTAAATAACTCCAGAAGTGGCAATAGCGTGTAACCGCTGTTGTGCGATGGTGCTTTTAAATATTAACTTATAAATATAAAATTATGAATGCAAAAGAATTAAGAATTGGTAATAAAGTATTATTAACTGATATAAATGAGATATGTATAATTACGTCGATTTCAAATAAGCATATTGGTTATGAATCTAAATCAAGAATAGGTCAGTGTATTTCTAGTTGTTTAAAACCAATCCCCCTAACAGAAGATTGGTTGTTGAAGTTTGGGTTTAAAAAAGTTGCGGAAAATGATTTTATTTTAGGTAAATATTCATTGTATTATTTGCTTTATTATGATGGGTATAGGGTTAGCGAAATTACACCCAAATACGTTCACCAGCTTCAAAACCTTTATTTTGCTTTAACTGGAAAAGAATTAGTTGTTTCTGATGCGGTTTCCTAGCATCTCGCACAACGTTCCGCAGGTAAACGATGTTGTGGTTTAGTACTCCATAACTTTCGGTTAAGCAATAAACACAAAAGTACAAAATTAATTATAAATCAAACCCGAAGCCACAATAGCGATTACCTGCTGTTATGTGAGGTTGTATAAAATTAAAAATTATGACATACGAATATTCAAATTTTAGAATTGTAAAAACAAAAAAAGGATTTCGAGTTGACATTCAAAAATCAAAATGGTGGTTATTTGGATTAAAGAAGAATTGGACACATTTTATTTCTTACTCAGGACTTCCAGACCACCCATTTTATTATTCAACTTTTTATATGGCAATGGAAGAAATGCTTAAAGAAATAAGGTGGGAAGTTTTAGCTAATTTTTCTAATGAAACGGAAGCGTAACAATCTCACATAACGTTCCCGCGGCTACACGACTGTTGCGAACTTCGTAAACGTTTATTTTCCGTTAAAGATAATAATTCTTGCGAAACGTGAACGTGAAGTTACCACAAAATTCGCAATAGCGTGTAACCGCTGTTGTGCGATGGTGCTTTTAAACATTAACACAGGGAAGTTAAGATATGTGACATTCCGAAATCGTATTTGACCTGTGCGACTATGTTTTTTAAAAATTAAAATATAAAAAAATGACAACTATAAAAGACTTTAAAAAATGGTTAGACAATTTTCCAGAAGAAACAATTGTCGAAGTGGGTATTCAACAAAGTTCTACTAATTGGGAGAGTTATGGTTCTATAAAATTTGTTTCTCCAAAAATAGAGCGAACCGATATGGATGATGGATGGGAGTTCATTGATTTTAGAAATAATCAATATGTAAAAGAAGATGATGAACATTTTGCAAAATGCTTTCTTCGTTTAGGCGAGTCTTCCTAGCATCTCGCACAACGTTTACAGCTTTGCGAGGTTGGGATTATACCAGCCAAATCAATAAATTAAAAAACTAACATTATGACACAAAAAAAACATTCCGATATTACTGAAACCCAATCTTGCAAAACTGGTGTTAGCGATAGTGCGGATTTTATAAACAAAATTTATAATGAAGATTGTTTGTTAACTATGAAAAAACTGCCTAATAATATTGTAGATGCAATAATAACAAGTCCACCTTACAATATAATAAGACCTAATTCTACAGATAGAGGATATGACATATACAAAGATGATAAAACAAATGATGAGTATATTGAATGGACTTTAGATATATTTAAAGGCTATGGTAAAATTCTAAAACAAAATGGAGTTATACTATACAATATGAGTTATGGAACAGAAAATACAATATTAATGAGCTTAGTAATAGCCGATATAATAAGAAAAAGTGATTTTACATTAGCAGATATTATAGTTTGGAAAAAACAAATGGCAACTCCAAATAATGTTTCTCATAATAAAATGACAAGAATTGTTGAGTATATTTATGTTTTTTGTAGAAAAGATGAATTTTATACTTTTAATTGTAACAAGAAAAAATTAAAAGAAAGAGAAACTGGCCAAGCAATTTATGAAAATGTTTTTAATTTTATAACTGCAAAAAACAATGATAATTCAACAGACTTAAATAAAGCCACTTATTCAACGGAATTAGTTAGAAAGTTATTGTTACTTTATACAAAAGAAAATGATTTGATTTATGATAGCTTTATGGGAACTGGTACAACTGCAAATGCTTGTATAATTGAAAAAAGAAATTATATTGGAAGTGAAATATCAGAAGAACAATGTAAATATGCAGAAAAAAGACTTAATATTAGAATATCTCAACCAGAATTATTTTAAAGATATTTTCTTATTTAACCTACTTATAGCATTATCGCTAACTACGTAATATACGCATAAAAAATAATATTTTCCTTTGTGAACTATGAAATTATATGACAAAATACAAACATTTACAACTGATGATTTTCAGAAACAACAGTTAAATCAGCTTAGAAAAAATAAGGTGAATGTAAGTAAGTTTATAAGAGATGCTGTGAATGAAAAGTTGGCAAAGGAAACTATTTTAAAACAAGACAAAAGAAAAAAATATACAATGCAAGATTTAAAAGATAGTCTTAACGCAAGTATTTTCTAAAGTAAAAGTAAGCTGGAATTAAAAGTAAAAGCAACCACCAAAAGTTGAAAGATTGCCTTTCGCTTACTTTTACTTCAACTGTTTTAGAAGTTTTATCTTTAGTGCTCTGTGAAACGTATTTATTTTCGATTTGCGACACTTTATTAGTTTTGTCAATACTTATATTGTTTTTCTTTTTTGAATGCTTTATTTTAACGTTTTTGAACGTTTGACCATTTACAGTAAAAGGTAAAGTGTTATCGATTGGAATGTACTCAATTTCATTAATTGTTGAACTGTCAACTATTTTAGTATTGCTGTCAACTTTTGTAACTGTTTTTGAAGTATCTATTTTGGTAGTTTCTGAAACTGTTTCTATTTTAGTTTCTGATTTGTTTACTTTTCGGGTGGAGCAAGAGCATAAGCAAACTGTTACAATTATTGCTATAATAAATATAATGATGCTGTTATCGTTTCTGTTTGGTGTTGTTGTCATAATTATAATTTTATTAAAAAACCACTAATTTCCGTTAGTGGTTTATTGCTAGTAAAACCGCTTCTTTCATATTATGAAATTTGAAGGCCTCGATGCAAATTTAATAATATAATTTATAAAAAAATTATTATTTAGTAAAATATAATGCACTTTCTTTTATTCGTCTGTTTGTTAATCCCTGTACTGCTTTACCATTTGCCTTATTCCATTTTAAAAACTCTTTTGAAATCAGAGCATTATTAGGATTTTCGTTTACTAATTTTAAAAGAGTACTTGAAGCCAAAGCACCGCTTCCAACGTTAAAAGCAAAAGAAACTAAAGCATTAAATTGATTTTGTGTAATTGGTTTTTTAATCAAATTAGCAACTTTTTGAGCAAATCTATCAGCTACATTTTTAAGCAATATATCCGCCCTTGCTCCTGTTATTGGTGCATCGGACATTTGTACTTTTATGCCATTCTCATAGTAGGTTGAGCCATAGCCAATCGTAGGCACTCCTGCTGAACATTTATAAGGTTCAAGACTTAACCCCTCAAATGACTTTATAAGGTCGTAACCTTTTTGGTCTAATCTCATTTATTATTTGTTTATATTAAAATAATGTTTATATTTGTGTCAACGTTTAAATAATATAAAAATATTTTTATTATGAAAAGAATTTAGTTTTTTTTTAGTCTAATAGCTGATAAGTGAGGACTAAGTAGTTAATAAAATATGATATTAAAACCCAATTTTTAAAGTTGGGTTTTTTATTTATTAGCTTTTTTATGTTCGGTCAATTCTTTTTCTATTTTTTTGATATGTTCCTCTAAAGATTTACATCTTAATTCAACTTTTGAAATTTGCTCTTTTAGTTGTTGATTTTCTTTTTCAATTTCAAAATATTTTTTCATCCAAGAGTCTGACTTCTCTACTTCTAAAGCATAATTTACAGAAATTTGGTCAAACTTATTTTGAAGATTATCAATAGAGTTTCTTAATCCGTTTACTTTTTCCCGATAATACTGCCTTTCAGACTTTGCTTCATTTTTAATAGTTTCTAATTCTTTTCTATATTCTTCTCTTTCGGTTTTAAAATCAGCTTCTTTTAATAAAAGAAAATCACGGGTATTTTTTGCTAAATCAATTTGCTCTTTTTGTACTTCAATTTCTCCTTTTTTTCTATTAATACGGTCTAAATATCTATCCCTTATAACATACAATACAAGAGCACTAACACCACCTACAAAAAACTGCCAATTTTCTAACAACCAAACCATTATTCGCTTATTTTAAATTCAACTTTATAACTTTCTATTTCTTTTTCGGTTGCTGTTTCAAAATAAACTTTATTTTTTAAGTCAAAACAAGGTTTTATCAAAAAATCTGTTGGTGCAAAAGGTGCTACTACTTCATTTTCGTTTAATTCAAAATCTCCATCCGTAGAATATAACACTTCGCCTGTGTCTTTGTTTAAAATTGTTGTTACCATTTTGAAATAATTAATTCGTTAACTATTGTACTATCTGCCGAACTTGAATTAGTTAATGAAACAAAACCATAAATCGGCTGTGTAACATCAAGTGCTAAAGTTGAAACGGCTACGTTTGTCAAAGTATTATCGTTAAAAATACCATTTGCAGAACTGCTCATAAAACCTTTTAAATTACCCCCAGCAATCTTATAAGTTCGTGTGCCTCTCATATTGATATTACCAGCACTCGCCGCTAAAATTAAAACGTTTGAAGCTCCAGCGTAATTATTAGTATTGCTTAATTTAATACGACAAGTTGAAGCATTTGCAGTCCCTGATTTTTCCCAAGCGATTGTTTCAACTTTTAAAATATCATTTGCCGAAAAGGTATTGGCTGGAATGGTAAAGTTAAAAGAGGTTATTTGTGTTTCGGAAGTTGTTCCTGTTAACGCTGTCGATGGTGTTATATTTCTTATTACAATATTCGGAGTTGAAGATTTGTCCGCTTTATTAGCCAAAGCATCAAACACACCATTACTGCTTACTGCATTGCTACTTCCATCGGTAGGATTTGCATCGATTGTTATTTGAGATTGTATTACTAAATTAAAAACATTAGTTCCAACGCATTTTAGCCAAGCTTTTGAATATAAAGGAATTTTTGCTCTATTAAGCGTTGCGCCATCAATAGTTATGTTTTTATAATAAATAATTGATGCATAAATATCAATTATTCTAATTTCTACATCACTACTTAGTTTATTATAAATTTCTATTTCATCTCCAATATTAAAAATATTATCAGTCATAAATAAATCAATATCATTTGATGTATCTACAATAATTGTTTGATATTTGTTTGAAGATTGAAAATTATAATTACTATTTATTTCTAAAGGCATTCTGCCTTGTTCTTCTAACACTTCTTGAAGTGTTGGAATATTTATAACGGGATTATCGGGGTCGGTGTTGTCAACTGCTGTTCCTGTTACACTTTCAATGCCACCGCCACCGCTTTGAGTATTGACATTAATTACAGTGATATTATCAACTGTATTAATCGTTACTTGTTGAATGGTCGGTGTTACGTTTATGTCTATTGTTGTACTCATTGCGTAATGGTATTAATAA